CACTTAATGTTGCTGCTGAACCACCACCACTTGAAATAGTTGCAGTTCCAGAACGATATCGTGTGGCTAACCCGACCGAACCAGCAGTATTAGAACCACCTACAGTTACCATTGCAACTTTTTTAATAACACCACCAACAACACTTGATACTCTTGCAGTAGCACCAGAACCTTCTCCAGAGACCGCAGTAATTGTCACAGCTGGCATTACTTCATTGACACTAGACGAAGACGGATTCGTTGTCCAGTTTACAGAAACAGTTGCTACTTTTGTTGACCCAACATAATCACTAATAGTTCTTAGTTGACCACTACCTGTTCCTGAAGTAATAAAAACACTCATACTATTATAATAATCATCAACAGCACTTGCACCAGAATCTAGTGTTATTGTGTTTGCTGTTCCTGCTGTTGCTGTTCCTACATTTAAACGATAACCAGTTCCACCAGCAGTAACATCTATATGTTCTAATGCACCAGCGATAGCAGCTGTTTCAACATTTGCTTGATCTGTTCCTGCTGTTGCTGGTGATTTAACTGGAATCCAATCAGTTGTAACAAACTTTAATACGTCTGCTTGTGGTACTTCAAACATAAATTTCCATCTATAATTATCAGATGTTTCAATAATAGATGTTGAAACACCAGTAGGTTCTACAGTAGATTGAGCACCATCAAAATTACTAATACATTTATATACTCTATATGCGGGATCAGTAAATACAAAGAAATCTTGATCTATAATATCATCTTGTAGATGGTCATATTCAATATAGACGGTACCGGTAGTCCAATTTACTCTTTTTAAAATGTGCGAAACACTTGTTGAAGTTATAAGTTTTGCGGCAATCATATCATTATGATGAAGATATGGTGATACAGCAGTATCAATAGGAACAGGAATAGCACTATCACTAGGACTAGTTTCAGTATATTCTCCCAGACTGGCACCAGACCAGGCAGTATTTTTACCTATCATCAAATAAACTTTTTCTGTTCCGATTGCTGTTATAAAATTATCCGCATTAAACTTACGAAACGTATTGTTAATAATAGCTGACATATTATTTCCTCATTATTGTTTTATTATACATTGTTATTTATAAGACTTTTTATTAATATGGTGGCAAAGCTGTACTTTCATTACCACTTATATACTGTGAAATTGTTGCATTAGTGAATTTAATGGTTTTCACTCCTGCATAGTAAATATAATCAATTGTCGTTTCATCTTTAAAATTTTCAATTTTAGTTCCAGAAGTTCTTAAAAGCAACGCACCAGCTGTTGCACCAGAACCACTACCACCTGATATAGCTACAGTTGGTATTGTAGTATACCCAGAACCTATATTAGTAATAGTAATAGAAGTTACAACCTGACTTGTGAGAACAGCAGTTCCAGCTGCACCAGAACCACCACCACCAGAAAAAGCAACAGTAGGTACTGAAGAATAACTTGAACCACCATTAATAATATAAATTTTATCAATCCCATTTACTGTATTTATTTTCTGTGAAAAACCACCTTGCTTTAAAAATTTATGTCTTTCAATACTTCTCCTAATTGGGCCAAGCCTTAATTGTGTTGTCGAAGGAGTTGTTTGACTAAGCTCACCAAAATCAATAGTCTCGGTTACCGTCTCTGTTAATGATGAACCATATTCATCCATCCGTGTTACAGGTATACTGACTAATAAATAATCTTCATATCCACCCAGAGTCCTTAATTCTTGTATACCTAAATCTTGTTCATAAATTTGACAAGTTGTTGGAGCAACAAAAAATGTACTTTGAGTTGTTAATCCATAATCATCAGTTTCAGTTACTGCGTCTGTCAATAAACCAAAATCTTCATTTGGATTTGGTACTAATGAATCTGATTCTGTTATCACTAAATAATCTTCAGATAATAAAAATACAAATACTATATCACCTTCACAAGAATCAACTTTCATGTTTGCTACAACCGGTGGTACAATAGTTCCATCATGAAATATAATTGTATATGCTCTCCTGGTGGGTGTACCAGTAATAGTAAATGTTGTACTAATATTAGTAATTAATTGTAAATTTCCAAACAACGCAAGACCTGCTGGATGAATCGTTCTCTTTACAATATCTCTCCACTTAGTAATTGACTCACCTGATGTTAATACATAAGAAAATAATTGGTAATAAAAACTATCTTGAATATACTTGGCATCTGATAAAAATCCATCATTACCAATAAAATTTTTGTTGAATTCATTTTCATAACTACTAACTATACCAGTACCAGTTGCTTCACCGTCACCCAATGCAGAAAAATTTAATGTTGGATTTGATTCAAAACCAAAACCGTTATTAATTATTTTTAATGTTTTAATACCACCAACACTAGTTCCTAATAATGTAATAGATAATCCTGTTCCAGTTCCACCACCACTAACAAGAGGTATAGAAGAATAACCTCTTCCGGCATTTTCTATTTCAACACTTGTAATTGCACCAGAACCATCTATTGTTTTTACAAGTAAACTAGCAGTCCTCCCATCAACATCAAAACTATTAGTATTATCAATTGTCAATTTATCACCTACTACATATCCACTACCACCACTAACAATTGTTGCAGACTTAATAAATCCAGTTGTTAATGATTCTATTGTAATAAATGTTCCACTAGAACTTGCACCACCACCAGTTACAGGAACAGCAATACCAACAGAATATCCACAACCAGCATTTGTAATAGTATAATCAGTAACCATTCCACCCAAAGTAAAAGTCAATGTTCCATCAGTTATTGTTTCATTTGTCTGAAATGTACCAACTACATTAGATAAAAATATAGTAGATACTACTAAGGCACCTATATTCTCTTTTAAAATAGTTTCAACAAGAGCTGTCGCACCTGATGTTGACCCTGTAATTTCTTTACCAGATAAATCAAATACTGCATCTGAACCACTTGTATCAACTACTCTTAATATTTTATCTTTTACATATTTTCCATCTGATACACGAAGCATATCTTTACCTGGAAAATAAAAATCAATTTCTTCTTTATATAATAATCTAAAAAGAAATTGAAATGATTTTTGACTACCTTTAGAACGATAGAAATCACGAAGGTGTTTTAAGACAAATGGTTTATTTGCATTTGCAAAAACTGCTTGCGGTATATCTTCACCAAATTGTTTCTTGAAATATTGTAGAAAATCATCAGTAGTCTTATCAAGATTTGCATAGTTATTAAGATTACCAACAATCTCATAAGGTTTTCCAAGTTGTTCCATATACTCATAATATGCTTCGAGAAAAGCTACAAAAGTAGGATGGTCTTGCTTTACGAAAGCAGGAAGTTGTCCTTCTACCTTAACAGAAATTCTTTCGTCAAGAGTTGGATGAATCGGTTGATTTGGAGTTACTAGTGCCATATTAGATTATCGTTTCCGCTACCATGTTGATAACAATAGATGCTGTATCAGTTACATCATACGTTAAAATCTGCTCTCTCAATGGTGTGATATCACTATTATTTATTGATGGTGTAACAGTTAATTTTATATTTGCTGTTGCATCAGTAATTGTTACAGGTCTAAAACTATTTAATACAATCTTTCCTGTAGTATAATCAATTGTTCCTTGATTTTCTGTTCCGTCTGGTAATGTAAAATATACTGCTGGACTATCAACAACACTACTCGTTGTTTTTGCAGCTTTAATAATTCCACTAACATCAACTAAAGAATATGTATTTCCATCAGTAGCTGTGAATGATGTTGAAACAACACTTGTTGTCTCCAAAGAATTACTAAAATACAAAGTATAAGTAACTGGTGTATCTAATGTAGCAGGAGTTATTCTTTGTTGATATTTTATAATTGTTTTATTATTTCTAATAGAATCATTTGTGTTATCAATATCCTGACTTAATTTTGAATATCTAAATTTCTGGTCAAACTTTTCTAAATTTGTTTGAAAATAATTTTGAATAGAAGTATTGATATTTGTTTTTAAAGTAGTTTCATTTGTCAAATTTGTAATTGGATCATAATTTATAGTTGAGTCAATAAGAAGATAATAAAAAACTGGATCAACTATCTCTGGTATTACAGTAACTACATTTGATTTTTTAAGAATACTATTTTTAATATCTTCTTTTGCTGTATTACTAAAAACATTACTTCCTATTGGTTTTACACCTATAAAAACTTTTCCGTATTGCACTGGGTCTGCATCCTCACCACCATATACTGTAATTGATTCGATGTCTGGTCGCTGTTCTAAAAGAATAGCTTTATAATCACCTTTCGTAGTAGCACGTTTTTGTGCTTGGTATAATTTTGGGGCAAGGAATTTTAATGAGTCGATAGTTTGAATATCGGCACCACCAGTTGCATCGGTGTTTGTAGTTAAAACATAATTTGCAGAAGACAATCCAGCAACCGTACCAACAGCAGTAAATGAACTTGCTTTGTTGGCTGTGGTTCCAGCAGTAATAATATACTCAATGAAAATTATATTAGCATCAGATAATTGTTTTCCGACTGCACCATCACCAAAAGTAATTTCATACTTTTGATTTTCTATTTCTTGTAAAAAGAAAACTTTATCAGTTCCTTTAATCGTAGTAACATCAACTGCGTTTCCATCTGTATAGGTAAATACTGTTGAATCAGAAGAAGAGTTTTGAACTGTTACAGCAAGAGTTGAAGTATCTACATTTGCATTAGGAATAATAAATCGTTGTGTAGTATCAGAAGCATTTACTGTATATGATTTGTTTACTATCTTTCCTTCTTTGATTTCAACACCAGTTGCTGTATATGTTCCTGCAGTAGACCGTGTAACTGTTGTTGTTGTATTGGTTACAAACTTATAACTTACTCCATTAATACTTGAAGTAAACTTTGTATCTTTTGCAATCGTTATGGATGTAGGAGTTCCTGTTGGTGTAAAAGTAAAATTAAGTTTGGCAGTTGCTGTCTTAACAGAAGTTGGAATAACATTTAAATGTTTAGCGTGTGATACTGCTGAATCTCTTAAAGAAGAAGAATCAAGAAACATTTCATTACCAAGCATGTTTGCATAGTATCCTGTATAGTGTGTATTGTATGCTAGGATGTCAATCAATACACTCATACCAGAACCTTCAAAATCATAATCTTGAAATTGAGTTTGAGCAGATAAATAAGCTTTTAAATTAGTTTTGATTTGGTCAAATTCTAAATCTGTAATTGTTAATTTATTTGATGTAGGCATTTTATCTTAATCTCTCTAAAAATAATTCTATGATAACTGGATTGGGTGTGTTAATAACACGAAACTCTATAGTGACATTAAATCCGTTATTATCTAAATCACCAGTAACAAATACATCTGTCACTTCTGCTCTTGGTTCATAATTAGATATACAATTTCTTATTGCACTTTCAATATCATGTTTAGTATGTGGTGTAGATAATTCAAATAAATGTCGAGTCACACCACCATCAATATTAGGTTGAAAAGGTCTTTCATATTGATTGGTTAATATAAGATTTCTTATAGCCCTCTTGACAGCTTCTACATCTCTCTTTAAGACTATATCTTTGGTGACAGGATGTGCTACGAAATCTAAATCAAGGTCAGCCCATTTTCTAGTATTTGTCGATAATGGTTTTGTAAAAATTGCCATTTATTTTCTTCCTTTTATTTTACTTTTTTACTTGCAACCATCAATGCATCAGAAGGTGTATCACCTATGAATTTTTTCTTCTTAGAACCAGACATCAATATAATTTCATATCCCTTACTAGTTAAATTGAATTCATATATCTCCCATTTCTTTTTTTCAATAATGTCAATATACTTTTCATCAGACTTAGCTAACATACCCAGTTTGACTGCTGATTTAAAATTGAATGCTTCATCAATCAATTCACCTTTACGAGTCCAATCTTCAACTTGTACCCAATGCATCTTCTTATCTTTTTCAGCCTTCTTGAAATCTTTTTCAGAACCAAAAATTGAGAATTCCTCATGTTCCACGGAGTAACCTAATATTTCACCTTTGTCAAGTGCTTTAAGAAATTGACCAGCTTCTTTCCTCACTTTCTTATCTTTGATATCAGACCACTTGTGTTTTGTTTCCATCAAATCTTTATATGTTTGCATTATCTTCTCTTCTCCTTTATGTTTAAAAAATTGGATTCTCTTTTCATGTTTCTTTACCCATTCGTCATCTGGTTTACCAATACCTTTATAGTACACTAATGGTTTATTAGTTTTCTTTGAAACAAGGGCCCATTTTCCATCTATCTTCTTTAACATTACTATCTCTATATTTATAATACTTTTTTAATATTTATTCCCCATTCTTTTCTTAACTTTACTATATCAGTTTTTGCATTAAAATTTGCTAGATGTATATTTCGTTTTTTTCGAGTATATCCATAAGCATATCCTCTCTCGAATTCTAACAAAATTTTATCATCAAATGCATATCCTTCCGGATAGAGATACCTGGCACAAAATTCAAATAACCAACGAACCCAAGAACTAGTAGTGTCACTATTCCCCATTGTAAAACCAATCACCATAGCTTCATCTTTTACTTCCATATCTCTATTCAAGAGTATATGAATAATATCATGGTTGTCTAAATCAACAGCACCGGTAAGACTGATAGGACTCTTTGGATTTTCTAGTAACCATACAAACCAATGAATTTCTCCTTGCTGTTTATAGGTATCTTTATTTCTCCAATTTTTTATAGCTTTCTGTAATATCATAAATTGTATGACATATTTAAAATATTTTGAATATGTAGTAAATCTTATGGCCAGTTAATTGCATCTAATATACAGACGGGCTAGAAGTATTTATAACACTTGTAAATAAAGGTCATTTTGGTATTGAGAATCATTCTCAATACTATGTCGCCCGC